CGCGGTCGGTGCCATTACCGTTAAAAATTGCTGGTTTTAATGCTGTTGAATTGCAATTATAGAGATGTACATAACCACTTACAGTTCCAGCCGTAGAAGCCGTTAAACCAATCGGGAAAAAGGTATCAGTTAGGCCAAACTTTTGAGCCGACGCTGCAAAACCTAAAATTCCAGCCTGAAGGTAGTTAGATCCCGTATCAGTATTAAATTGGATAGCGGTTAGGGATGAACTTGCAGTATCTGTTGAGGCGCCAATTATTGAGATGAACAGCCATTGCTTACCACTAATTCCTGAGACAGTCGTGGTCGACCCTGATAGCGACGTGCCACCAGCATTTAATAGGGTAAGTGTTGGAGTGTATCCAGCCCCTGCGCCAATAGCGACCCATGCTGACCCTGAATAATACTCAGTTGAGTTAGTGTCTTTGAGATAGGAGATCATGCCTTCTTGAGGTGAGGCGATGGCAGAAGTACGAGCTGCGGCGCTGGCAAAGACCATGACCACCTGAGAGGCTAGATAGCCGTTAGCGTCTGCGGCGGTTAGTACATCACCCGTCGAGAACTCTTTATATCCTAGACCTGCTGCCATTGTTTTCTCCTAGTATCCCAATATGGATTGTCCGATTATACCGTAAGTCGATGAGCCTATGATGAAATTTTCGACTATCGGCTCAAGTGTTGTTACTGTGCATTTCATGCTATTTGGGGTGATATCCCATGCTAAACCCTGCACCTGCAAAGTCTTAACGATTGTCGAGCCATCTGGCTGAATGTTAGTAATCTTGACATTATCAAAGTAATCCAGACCGATCATTGTGTCAGTAGGTACTGCTGGATCAAGTAGATCGACAGTCATGGCATCGATGCGGATAGTTGTCTCAGCTCTAGTTGCCACATAAATTTTGGCAATGTCTAAGACTTGAGCATCTGTCTGAGGAATCATATCCGTAACTGTTGTGCCATGAGGAAAATACTTAGCCGATGAATCAACATTGACGGCGGTCTGTGTTGTGCCACCGATACGAGTCATGTTCGCCTGGTTAATGATGAGCTTGTCATCAAAGGCATATTTAAGGTCTGAGTATGGAATGCCACCAGTCTGATTAAACTCAATAGGTGCAGGCACTAGAGAATTGACGACATCTGCGCGATCCTTAAACTCTGCCTGACCATCTGGACGCATGAAGAATGCACCCTGTTCGGCGAACTCAGCGGCCTTAATTGCAGCTAGTGATGATCGAGCCGTGCCGGGATCTGCCTGAACTGTGGTCGATCCTGTGTCCACGATTCTCATAGTGGAAGGGAATGCAACCTGATCTAGAATTTTTGTGACGCGTGTGCCAGTCGTCTGGCCTGCGGTTGCACCAGAGACAGTAGAGACGTTAGCCATCTGAAATAGGCGGAACGCATCCGAACAGACAATATCGACATAGCCGATTTCTTGCCCTGTCGGATAGTAATACTTGTAAGTATCTACATAGCCTGAGAATAGGAACTCCTGAGCCGTAGCAGTAGTGGCTGCTACGCGAATCTTGCGAAGTGGAGTCAGATAGCCAAAATAGGGACTTGACGTATTCTGAGGGTTAAAATATGAATTAGGGTCTAGGACTCGAACTGTGCAGTTGCCAGCCTCATAAGTATCTCGCATGATGTTACGGCCACGGCTGATCTTGATAGATCGAGTGACTGAACTGAGATCGACGACTGGCTCTGGAACTGCACTAGCTGCGAACTGGGATGTTCCTATAACGCCGTTTATAGCGTCGCCAATAATAAAGCCGTTAAAGCCGAATGTAGCGCCCTGGCTAAAGTCGAACGATACCGAGATAGTGGCAGGAAGACTCATAGTGCAATAGCGCCCTTAGCGCCGAAGCGGTTGGTCGATGCGAATGTGCCAGATAGTGAATCGTTTACCTGCTTCTGAGTAATTGCTCCAGTTACTACATCGCCATCGAGGTAAACCTCAACATTGACTGCCGCTTGGTTAGCGCTTTGGAATGAATTGACTGCTGCCATCAATTCCATCTGAGCATCCGAGAAGGTCGATGATGGAGCCACCGGGGCAGTTTGTAACTGTGCTACGGATACGCCCAAAGATGAAGCCGTGTAATTGAGTAGTTCAGTAGGTAGCGTCCAGTTGCGATAAGGGTTTGGAGCCTCTGGGGTCGTTATCAATAATTGACGAAGATGATTCTGGCGCTCAGTTGCAGCTTGTAATTGATCCGATAACTGAGTGGCGAGGGTTGCATTGCCTTCGAGAACGGATTTCTGCAATAGCAAAGATAGGCGATCAGTCTCGCTGATCTGTCCCTTAAGAGCTGCCTCGATGCTGATCGCTTCTAGGTTAAGAGTCTTAGATGCTTTATTGAGAGCATTTTGCTTCTTCTGTGTATCTAAGTTTTTCTTCTGTACTGATAGCAATTCCTTAGCGCGCTTCATGGCGTCAGATTCGACCTTCTTGCGCTGCGCTTCTTGCTTCTGCAAGGTGCTTATTCCAAGGACATTGGTACTTGTCAAAGGTTGAGCGTTACGGGCAGGATCAAAAATAGCGGCTACGCGTGGATCGTTACGGCCTGTAGAAGATGGCAGCAATTTGATGACCTGAATGAAGCGAGAGACTGATCCAATTGCATTAGAAATGCTTTGTGCAACCGAGTCGATCTTATTGACGAAATCTGTAACATCCTTAGATTCTGTCAAAGTAATCATGGCATCGATCAAGCCTTTGCCGATAGTCTCGCTGGCCTCCCCTGCTGCGACAGTAAGCAAGGACATCTGACCTGCATAAGTCTGTAGTTGAGCTGAATTGGCTCCACCAAATAATGTGTTTAGTCGAGCCTGAACATCCACATAACTAGATGTAGTCAATTCAGCCTGGGTAAGGCCTAAGTTGTATTTTCTAAGACCGCGAGTATTGCCTGTATAGGCTCGACCAATATCTTGTGCAACGGTAGAAACATCGATGCCAGTAGCGGCTGCTACATCTAGAGCCTGATTGAGAATCTTTTGAGACTCAGTAACTGAGCCAGTAATCTGCAATAGTGCCTGCATCGATGGACGAAGCTGAGAATCTGTTACGCCAGATAAGCGAGATAACTTCTGGATATAGTCTTCGATGGCTGGAGCCTCGAAGGCTAGCCCTAGATTCTTGACTGCCATTGCAAGGCGAGTAGCCTCGCGCTGATCCTCAATGAATGCGCTTGCTGCGTTCTTAGTAAACTTTAGAAGTTGCTGGGCTCCAAATACTGCTGCAAGGCTTTTGCCTAACTTTTTAACGTTGTTATCGAGTGCGCTGACACTTTTGCTCGTGTCGCTAAATGCCTTTTTTCCTTTATTCTCGACGACAATCGGAATCCGTAACTCAGCCATTGTTATTGCCTTTCGCGTTAAACTTAGCGGCGGCCTTTTCCAGGGCTCGGATCACTCCGACCTTAGCCTTGCCTTGATCTTGATCGTAAGCCTTGAACATTGCACGGCCTTGCATCTTGTTACGGCCAGCGAATGAACCTTGGAATCTTGGTGAGAAGTTTCCTGTTATTCCAGACTTACGTCCGGCGGTCTCAACGATCGCACCTGCCGCCGTCTTATTGTGGATCGAGACAGATTGTGACCATCCCTGACGATTAGGCTTAGTAGGCGTGAGCTTGTATCCGATTCCTCGACGAGCCTCGGCGGCATCGTACATCGGGAACTTAGCCGTCTTGACTTCATGCTTTACGAATCCAGATGGAGCCTCCGCATTAGATGGAAGAAATCCTCTAGCCTTCTTTACAATTGGCTTAAGAAATCCGACCATCTCATCGCGAGTCTCTTTGTCTAGATCAGGCGAAAACTGCTTAAGAGCCTTGCGAAGCGCACTAGCGCCTTTTAGCTCTGTAGGCATCTGCCTGCTCCTTTGCTCTATCCTTCAGTGCTTTAAGTAGCATCTGAAGCATCGATGAATCTAAATCAATTAAAGATTGTGGAGGGATAGCTGTCTCAATGCTCAAGCGAGCAATGAGATAGTGGATGCTATCCCTGCCTAGGCCAAAGGGTCAGACTCAGCAACCTCTACACTCTTGAGAGTTTCGAGAAAGTCTGCGCCGAATGGCTTGACTGTGACTCCACTTAGTCGAAGGCCTTCCCATGCAAGCCAATAGACATCTGACTGCTTTTCATCATCGCGGAACGCTTTGTGAAATCCCTTTTTAGCATATAGCTCGAACGCGTACTCCAATCGAGGAGTGATCTCGATTTCGGTAACTGTGTTGTCTGCCATCGTGACTATTAACTTTGCCATGCTATGCCCCTTTATTTAGTTTCTTAGAATGTGCCTGTTGTGGCAACTGCTACTGTACCAGAGACGTTAAATGTCAATGATTGAGTACCGAGATCGCCGACTGCGCCGTTGATGTCAGTTGTGCCGTTGATCAAGCAAGTCATTGTGTAAAGAGGGTTAGTCGCAGATACTGCGGTTCCCTTTTCCTGGAGTAGGACAACTGTGACGTTTGTTCCCCATGCAGCCTGAAGGGTTGCAAGGACGTTCGCTGATGCGGTGTCGTTGAGGAAGTCGATTGTGACAGATGATGCCTCAAGGCCTTTAACGAACTTGTGTCCGCCATCGCCCATTGCAGTTACTTCTAGCTCATCGAATGATCGGTTAAGTGTTACTGCGGTAACGTGGTCTGAAAGATCGACAGAGTTTACCTTTACGCCGACCTTGTTATTTAGAAATACAGCCATTTAGGTTATTCCTCGTCTTTCTTAGTAGATGGTTTTGGTGCTGATGGTGCTGCCTGCCCGATCTTGATCAGGAAGGCTTCTTGCTCTTTTTCCCACTCGGACATGTTAGCTCCAACTCGTTAGGACTGAGATATTGATATTACAGGTTAGTAGATCACCAGACGCGGCATTGAGTACGGCTGGAGCCGATACTTCTGTCACGTTATAGGTGTAGGTCGATGCAGCGAGCAGGTTAAATACCCGAACGATGTTATCTTCCATCCCGTTAAGGTTGCCTTCATTATCTAGCAAGGGAACCATCACGGAAATTACGAAATTGGCCATAGGCGAGATCGATGCATGCCAGCCGTTTGACGGCGAGATGTAAGGATCGGCTGGTGCAACTATCACGCTATTGGCAATAGGTGTTGCAGGTGGAAATGAGAAGACTGAGTATTTTGTATTATCAGTAAGAGCTGCGGCGATACCTGCGCGGAGTGTTGAGATGGCGGCCATTAGCCCACCATCGATCTCGGATCAAGATAAGGCGCGAGAAGGCCACGAACTCTTGCGAGGAGTGTGTTTCCCATCCGATAAGGACTTGGCTGATAGCCATCGATGGTGACTCCGCCTGAAGATGGAGCCTGGCGAGACTGCCAGATGTCGATCGAAATCATGAGAGCAGCTTCTTGAATCGCTGGGACTGTTGAATAGTCGGTATAAGTCTCGACAGCGGCGATGCCATAAGGCTCAACTGTGTGGCGTGGATTGTCGCTAGTATGAGCCGTAGTTACGTTAAATGAACGAGTATCGACTTTTGTAATTGTCTTAGTCCCATTGTAGCGACTACCTGCACCTGAGATTGTTACAGATTGTCCAACGTAAAAATACTCGCGGATATCCTGATCAAAATAAAGTGTTCCAACTGTGCCTACGTTGCCGTGAGCAATGATGTACTGCTGATTTTTCCATAGAAAGGGCAAGAGTACGTTATCTGCGGCGTCGCAGACTTGCTGCAAGACTGCATCAGTATAGAGAGTGCCAACGCCAAGGGCGGTGCGAAGCTCTGCAACTGTTGTCAATGCCATGCTCTTATCCTTTCTAAAGACTCGGAGGGTAGAAGGGC